AAAGTTGCATTACGTTATCTACCAAAACTTGGTATCAAAGGTGTATTGCAAGGTGATATGATGTTTGCAAAAGGTGACCTAGATGAGAAGACACTTGATGGTGAAGACTATATCACCTTTCAACCAAATACAATCATCTATGCGGTACCTGCCGACTCTAAGTTAGCAAAGACAATGCAGGCTGCACAAATGGGTGTTGTGTTTCATACTTCATACACAGGCAAAACATTTTCTGACATGAAGGCATCATTCAACATTGATATTAAAAATCTTTCAACAACTAAAGATGTTTGGTTTCGTGATGCATATTTTACCGATGCCTCAGGCACGGCATCATTTACAGAAGAAGAAACTAAAAAAATAACCACTATTCTTTCTACTGTTGGTTCTACATTCAAACAAATAAGTTCTCTATCTCTTGGTAGAATTTCATCAAGTGATACTGTTCGTGAATACATTAAGACATTCAACAATACAAAAGTGCGTGAAGGTCAAAAGATTACAAATACAACCGGTCACACAAGAGAACTGATTAAATGGATTGAAGATAAGCTGAATAAAGATATTCTAGCGGCTAAGATGGAGAAGACAAAGAGAGATAGGACTACAATTAAAAATGAAATCATGCGAACTCTCCGTGGTTCAGCAGCAGATTTGACCAAGATATTTGATATACAAAATGGCATGGTTGATGCCAAGAATATGATTATTAAAAAGTTACAACAACTAAGGCAAGTAACAAGCACATTCGTACAAACAGAAGACGGTTTCAAAGTGACAAATCCAGAAGGTTTTGTTGCAGTTGATAGATTAAAAGGTAATGCAGTTAAGTTGGTAGACCGACTTGAGTTTAGTCACCTGAATTTTACCGCTCAGAAAAATTGGAGTAAGTAATGGCAGAGAAGAAGTTTGATTTAAGTTCTATTATGGCCGAGTATGGCGATAATGATTTTGGATTTACAGCTATTGATGAAGATGAATACAATGCAGTCATTGCCGAAAAAGAAGATACTGTTGAAGAGTATAAAGCAAGGTTATATGAAGTAGAGAAGTTAATTCTTCCATTTTTAACCAAACTATTACAGACAGCAGACCAACCAATTATTAAATGGCCGAATCGTAAGGTAACACTTGAAACACAAATTCAAAAAATTCTAAACCTAACTAGAGGATAAAATGATAAACGCTATTCGCCGAGCAGTCAAGGCAAATAAACTTAATGAAGCTGTATATCGTGGTGATTGGGTAAGACATCCAGAGAATCAATGGAATATAGGTCAAATACAAAGTATTGACAATGACCAAGCACTGGTCACATGGAAAAAAATTGACAAACGAAAGAAGGCAGTTTCATCAACGCACCATGTGAAAGATTTACAACATGCTAGGCGTGAATTCTCACAATTAAAACAACCGACTCATCACAAAGAAAGTGTTAGTCCAGATATTTTACCTAAAGCAGGTGCAGGTCAATTGGGTACGAATACATTGGCGAATACATATAAGAATGACACACCTGGACAAGGCCGTAAGATAAAGAGATTTAAAGATTATTAATTGATTGGAGTTATTATGAATGATATAGTGATTGGTAGTATTACTGGATATGATTTTGACAAAATTAAACCATGGGTGAACTCATTAGATAGAAGTGGTTTCACTGGCACAAAGGCCATGCTTTGTTATAATGTTTCATATGAAACAGTTGAAGAGTTAGTCAAACGAAACTACACCATCCTTGCTTTCAAAAAGGATGAGAAAAATAAAAGATTTGTATACAGAGATGACTTCTCAATTGTAGTTGAGAGGTTTCTGCATCTATGGTATTTACTGAAACAATATGAAGGTAAGTATCGATACATTCTCACAACAGACGTTAAAGATGTAATCTTTCAATCCAATCCTTCTATTTGGTTGGAAGAGAACATGAATGAAGCACAAATTAATGTTGCATGTGAATCAATCAAATACAAAGATGAAGATTGGGGCAGTCACAATCTTATGAAATCTTTTGGTCCGTTGATTCACGACCACAACAAAGACAGATTGGTTTATAATGCAGGCACAATCTCTGGCAAGTTTGATACCATGCTTGATTTGTTTTTGAATCTTTATATGATTTGTAATGGCACTTCACATCATATAGAAGGTGGTGGTGGACCAGACCAAGCCGCATTGAATGTATTGTTGAATATGAAACCATATAGAGACATTACACGATTTACTGCCTCTGAAGAAGGTTGGGCTGCACAGTTAGGTACAACTGGTCCACAAGTTGCAGGCAAATATGGCAGCAGGCTGGTTGAAAAGACACCAATTTTAGTAGATAATACAGTATGTACAAGTGATGGTAGACCATTCGTATTAGTACATCAGTATGATAGAGTACCTGAATGGAAAGAATTGATTGAGAAAAAATATGCGTAATGTAATCTTCTGCCCTGTCGGCATTCCACTTAACTACCATGATGCATATGATAGAGATAATCATTGGCGCAAAACAGATGGTATCAAAAGAAACTATGAAACAGTTGTATATCAATACAAAGACTTTGATATTGAACCGAACTCATATGACCAGTTGATTAAAGATACTGGTTTCAAATGGGACTTAGCAAAACATTTCCTTGATACATTTGATTACAAAGATTATGATTACATTGGATTTTGGGACGATGACTTAGTTACTGATATTCAAAGTGTGAATCGTGCATTAGAGATTGCAACAAAAAAAGATATAAAAATGTTTCAAATGTCTACTATTGCAGGCTCAGAATCTACACACCGAATACTACATCAAGTTCCTGGTTACAGTTACAGTCTAACAAACTTTAATGAAGGCATGGGTGGATTCTTCCATTCATCTTTGATACCTATTATGATAGACTTTTGGAAGTATCACGAAGTTAAGAGTGGTTGGGGATTTGATATTATACTTGCACCAATTACAAAACAAAAGGCCGGTGTGATACACGATGTTTCAATGTATCATCCAGGCAAACCAAGTTACTATGATAAGTCTGCAGCGTTTGCTGAGATGGATCATATTTTAAGAGAAGTGTATCCTAAATTTATGAAAGATACATATAATGAAGAAGTTGGTCCTTATGGCGAACCACAGATTGAATATGAATTTACATTTAAGGTATAATGATGGAAATAATTAACGCAAGTGCGATAATGAAAAAGAAGAAAACTATTCCTGAAGACAAGGTACAGGGTCGTAGTTATACTAGCAACGCAACTAAGTTGTTGAAACACATGGATAGATTACAAATCATCCAAGATGGTGGTAGACCAAAGCCTGTGATGTTTCACATGTCACCTGCAAATCCATGTAATCTAACCTGTTCATTCTGTTGTTTTGCAAATCGTTCAATGAAAGAGATGCTGACACTAGACCAAATGAAATCTGCAATTGACCAATTCGCAGACCTTGGTGTTCTAGGTATGGAGTTTACAGGCGGTGGTGAACCAACATTGCATCCACAGTTAGACAAGGCGATTGAACACGCATACAATCGTGGACTAAAAATTGGTATTTGCACAAACGGTTCTCTACTAAAAAGAGTTAAGAACTGGCACATGTTATCATGGGTTCGCCTTGGCATGTATTCATGGGACGAAAAAGAACCATATGAATATCACCTTGAAGTATTTGAAGGTTTAGATATTGAAATCTCAGCCGCATATGTTTGGGATGGTGCAACAGAGACTTCTACTAATCCAAATATTACTGGTGAATGGTCTGATACAAAGGCCAAGAAACTTGCATCAAATTCATATAAAGAAGAAAACTTTATGAAGATGTTGGCATGGATTGAAGAAAAGAAAATCCCTTGTCGTATTGCCTTTAATGCAATTAAATCTGTAGAAGAAGTACAGAAAGACATTCTTAAAATTGGTGAATTGATTGCCATACACGAAGAAAAGAATGGCAAGTTGAAGTATGCTTTCTTGTCAGATTTTAACTTCAAAGGTGTACGAAGAAATGATAACTGTTATATGCACATGGTTAAACCTTGTGTGTTTACAGATGGTAATGTATATGTTTGTCCTTCTGCTGAATTGGCACCTGAGAACAACTATGCAGTAAATGAAGAATTTAAAATTTCTGATATTGCCGGTATCACAGACTTTTATAATTCACAAGTTGGTGGTGCAGGCGTAAGTCGCCGTCATCATGCTTGTTCATTCTGCAAGTATGCATATCAAAATGAATTAATTGACGATGTAGTAAC